CCGGAATATAGATTTGTGTATTGTTTACTGTATCTCTTGTAAGAACCCACGGATAGTAAGTTGAGGTGTAGTTAGAATCAATTCCTGATTGTTCAAGATTATCTACAGCCTCTTGTGGGTAAATCAAACCATCTATACCAGTTGTTGTAGGTAGGAACATATTGTAGTCAGGAGTAGTTGTTATATAAAGTGAGTCGGCTCTTTCGTTTTCAATCATTTCAATTGTTGCTTCAACCAAATTACTGTTATTTACATAATCAATTCCAGGACTCACAAACACGTTAATATTAACTGATTCCGGGTTTGCAAAAGTTCTGATACCTAACAAGTATGCATAATAGTCAGTGTTCGCCCAATCCATCGTCCCATCTCCTAAAGAGATTTGTTTGAACGCTCCCCAACCAATTGCATTTGGATATCGGTTATCAGGACAAGCCCCATTCAGATAACCTGATGCCCCTAATACAAATCTGTCAGAATTAGTTCTATGTTCTCTATAGATATCCCATCCGTCAAAGCCTCCTTGAACTAATAAGGTATATTTTCTAGAGTACAAACGGTAGTAAGGACTAGTTGCACTTGTTGGCTCAACACTGAAGTCAGCATCACCAACATAGAATCTAGGGGTTCCATTAGAAGTGAATGGTCCAGAAATTGTAATTCCAGATGCGTTTTTATCCATATGGAATCCTCGAGTCCTGTAATCCCAATCAATACCTTCAAGAGCACAACTGTCAAGAGGATTTTGTTTACCAACATACTCAAAAAAGTTAGAGTCATATCCAATACTATTTGAGAACCCAAGGTAAGTTCTTCTCACATTATCTCCAGAACTTAGAATAGGTCCTGTAAACGGAGGATTGTAAATTACTTCACCTGGGAAATCATATTTAGTTTTGTAAATTGGGAAAGGAGGATTTGCTCCGAAGTAAGTTCTGAACATATAACCATCGAATCCACAAGGAAGGGCATCTACTGGTGCATCCTCATTTAGTTCGACCATTACATATTTTGAATTCAATTCATATTCACCATCGAGTGATCCTATCTTTTTAGCAATGAAGTTATTTTGACTTGGGTCCATTGAACAGTTAGTAAATTTCTCTAAAACTGTTGGGTTTGAATCCGTATCATAATAGTCACGAATCATTACATCAAATGTTTCGTTCGCAAATGAGATATTGAAAATTGAAACTTTAACATTGTAGTTAGCAGAATCTCCATCAGCAACCGTGTAAAATCTAAATAGATCATACACTTTTGTACCTCGTAATTCAGAAACAACCCAAGGTGATTTTGGTGTTTGATATCTGTCTAAGTACCAAGCAATTGAAGTACTTGGTGCGTTATTCAGACCCGTAACATTATCCAAGTCAACCAAGACAGCACTTAGACCCTTGATGAAACCTTTTCTCCAACCATAACTTAATAATGTTTGGAATCTTTCCTCAACAAAAATTGGAACTTGTGTTCTTGGCTTACCAAAATTGTCAACTCCAAATACTTTAGTTAAGTAGTTTGCATCTGAAGTATTGAAAGATGTTTCATAGAAGAAATTAGTCCCTGAATTATTTGTCACATTAACCCCAAAAGTTAAGAAAGGATTTTTAGTAACTCCAGAGTATTGATTAGAGAAGTCTAAGGATACTTGAGTTAATCCACTTACTTCAAAATCAGGATTAGTACCATCATTGTAATATGACACACCTCGTGATCTAAAGGTAGCGACTACCATATCATCATAATCATTATAAGTGTTTCCTGTGTAATAATATACAACACCAACAACTGATCCGGAATAACAGTCAATATTAACTGGTGTAGGGGTAGGAGTAGGTGAGGTAAAAGGTAATGGAGAAACACAAGGATTTTGTGCTGAAGGTGTAGGTGTTGGGGTTGGAATAGTTCCGGTAGTTGTTGTAGTAACTGGATTGATGTTCGTTACCCCGGTAACAATTGCCCAAAATGAATATCCTGTATAATTACCATTTCCTGTATTATCAAATAATGCGTAAAACCAAGGATCGTTATTAACTGAAGACAAATCATTATCTTCAAATGGAATTGCAGGAACACCAAATACATTAGTTGCTCCAGTGTAACTTCCATTAACAGTCAATGCACTGTAATCAGCACCATCAACACTACCGAAATAACTAATAAGTTCATCTTCAGTAATTGCAGGGTTGTTTGAAGTTATAACGTCAAAAATTAAATCTTTAATATTTTGATTCAGAGATGATTGATTTCCTTGAGGACCCTGATAAGGAGTGGTTAAAAGATTTTCAATTTCAGTTGGGAAATTAGATAAGAAAGAAATAGTTCCATCACTGTTAGTACAACCAGTAAAGTCGACAATAAACGGTTCAGTTTTAGGAAGTACACAAACAGGGACACAAGTACCTGACGGTGTAACCGCACTTAAACACCAAACATCTATGGTTGTTGGATCTACATTTCCTTCAGTAACTATAGACCAAGATGGTCCTGCATCATAACCAGATAAACCAAGAATTCTTGTTACAAATAACTGATTTGATTGTTGTAAATAAGATTTAGCGATGTACGCTGCTTCATATTTGGGAATTTGTGTATTCACAAATTTTTCAGGTGATGTACCTCCAAAATAAGTTGTAAATTCGTCGTAGTTTCTAATGAATATGGGTTCAAATGCCGGACCTTTCAAGGTTTCCCCAGCAATACCTAGGGTAGTAACCCCCACACTCTGAGCAACGAAACTTAAATCAACTTCGGAAGTATAGACACCTGGGGATACAAATACTTTACTGTTAGTAGCCATTATTGTTTTGTTTTTTTTATTTTTATTTTCTATATAAATACTTCGTTTTTCGTTAAAAATTCTAAGAAAACAATGTATTTAATTAATAGTAGGATTTTTTTCTACCTTTTTTCTACCTATGGATTCTAACCCAAAAAAAATAAAAAATTTAAAGATTTCCGTGGAAGTTCACACGACTCTAAAAAAATATTGTGACAAGCACGGAATTAAAATGTACAAATTTTTAGAAAAATTAATTTTGGAAAAATGTAAAGAAAAAAGAGATATCTACGGAGAACTTTAAAGATATTCTGTGTACCATTGAATCCAGGATTCATCATTTGGTACTTGTTTTACAATCACTATATCAATAACATCACCAGTATTAACTGGAATTGATCGAATGTCTGTCCCAAATAATAAACCATTTATAAAGACATCATAAGAACTTACATTCAAAGAATCAATAAAATTTAAATCAACTCTATAATCAAAGGTTTTAGATAAAGTCAATGAAGTTGATCCAGAAGCATAATCGTAAGTAATCGTTGGGGATGGGGGTGGTTGTGCTTTTCTTTGTTTTCTTTTCTTGGATTTGGTATCCACCTCATACATTTGAAGAACCCTTGTAATTGCTGGGACTACCTCAAATTCATCTTCATCAAGTAAAAACCCACCTAATGTAAATGTGTATTTTTGTATATAATATTTTCTTTTTTCTAATTCAAGAACAGATTCGTCGGATATATTCGTAATTTTAATTGGGATATAATGACCCTTGATAACTTGATATGCCTGAAGAGATGCAAATTTAGTCATGATAACTTGATTAAATTTATTTATCTCTCTCATTCTATTACAAATAATTGCAACCGTATATTCTATGTCCACAGGAATTGGTTGTGGAATTTTGTAAATATCCATTCCATGTCTTTGTCCATCCCATGTTGGAACTTGCATGTAAAAGTATAATCTTCTATTTGGGATATTATAAACAATAGAAGGATTGTTCCCATATTTTACTTCTGGAGTTCTAATTACGGTTATAAAAGGAGGTTCGGCATTTTTGTCAATATTTTCGAAATCCCAAGTCTCAGTGAACTGTGCCCAATTCTGTGTGGTTATCAACACATCAACCATAGGTATTTTTTTCCCCTCCACTGATAACTCCAACTGATCTCGTACAAATTCCAAAAACCCCGCATCCATGTCGGCATGAAGAAGTGATTTAGGTAAATACGTACCATCCTCACTAATCATATCAGCCATCTCATGTCTTCGTGCTAATAGTGTTTTTTTTTCTATGAGAGGTAAATATTTTTTTATTTTTTTTGGGAACCCCATTACTTTATTAAAAATATTTTATTTTCACGATTTATCATTTCAACCTCTTCCGCCTTTTTAATCATTTCTCCAGTATCCTTTATGTGAAAAAACTCATCTCGTTTTGGGTTATAAGTAATTACAATACCGGTCTCAGGTTGAGGTATAACTTCACATGGATTTTTACAATAATCAGTAAGTGTACCAGTAACGTAGGCATGTACATTTTTTTGTCCTTCAGCACGAACTCTTTCCCTACCTTTTTCTCCAACTAAAAAAGTACAGTTTTCTAATCTAACATAATCCGCTTTCAACACGACGATCCCCGAGTAAGTAACCGAAAACATATGTCTATTAACATCATAATATACCTTAACTTTCTTTCCAACTAATAATTCAGGGTCTTTTTTAATTTGAGTTATTAATTGTTCATTCTGTGCTTCGTTTAAAATTAGTTTCATAGTCCTCTAAATTCATTTGGTCCGACAGGTGCGGCGATTATTGTTTTATAAAATGGTTTATATCCCTTATAAGTATGTTTAAAGTCGGACACAACTCTTCCGTCGTTAACTACTGAATAGTATCTTACAAAATTTTCACTATCGTAATAACCAATGTAATCTCCAAAGTTAATGTCTACACTTAAATCTTCCAAAGTTTTCAAATACACAGATATAGTAATGTTACCCGGTTCAAACTGATCAATTTTTGAGGATCCAATAAATTTATTTTCCGGAACGGCAATGTTTACATAGGCATTAAATTCCACTGGGGGTAAAAACTGAATCCCATCTGAAACAACTTCACCATAAACATCATCTTTTTTTGTTTTTTGACGATCAACCCTATAAAGAACACAAGTAAAGTTTAAATCCCCAACTAACCATTCTTGACCCAATTCGACTTCTAAATCAAAATCCTCTTGACCAAAAAATTTACCTAATCTACTTATTGGAACTTTACCATTCATTTTTTTGTTTTTTATTGATAAATATTAAAAAAATGATTATTTTTAATTAAAACCAATTTTTGGATTCGAATACTCTTTTAATAGAATTTAAAGCCCTAGAATTATTGGAAACATATTCTGGGGCAAATAACTATATTCTCTATTTAAAGGGTAAACATCAAAAATCTAAAAAATTTTACTTAACAAGATCTCAAGCGGATTATGTTTTAAATTATCATGAGACAATTCCCAAGGTTGCTAGAAAATGGGTTACTTTAGATTCATATTTTGCACAGAAGTTTTCAGAGGAAAAATACTTACTCAAAGTACCTGAACAAGTATATGTTGAAAAATTGTTAGTGGAAAAAGAAAAATCCTACCATATTTGGGGAAAATTTTTTGAAGAGGATGAACTAAAAGAATTTTGGGTTCCTAAATCTTCACTTATAAAGACTCATTCTACTGAAGAAGTTGTTATTGATTATGAAAAATATTCACAAAGACCTCCACTTCCCCATCAAAAGGAAGCAATCGAAAAGTTAGTCGGGTCTAAAAGGTATATTTTGGCGGACGATATGGGATTGGGCAAGACCACATCGACCATAATTGCCGCTTTAGAGACTGGTGTTAAAAAAATTCTTATAATTTGTCCGGCATCTTTGAAAATAAATTGGCAAAGAGAAATTGAAAACTATACCGATAGATCAACTTTCATTGCAGAAGGAAAAAAGTTTTCTACTGAACACGATTTTGTTATCGTCAATTATGATATATTGAAAAATTTTCATGATAAAGATCCCAGAAACAGGGAGGATTCGGAATTGATTAAAGGAAATTTTGATCTTGTAATCTTAGATGAGGCACATATGGTTTCAAATGCCCAAGCCCAACGAACTAAAATTATAAACAATTTCGTAAAAGATATCAAAAGAGTTTGGTTATTGACAGGAACTCCAATGACAAGTAGACCGATGAACTATTATAACCTTTTACATATAATCGAAAGTCCTGTGGCCCAAAATTGGAAAGCCTATGCTATTCGTTATTGTCAAGGGTACCAGTTTAATGCCGGTGGTAGAAAAGTTTGGAATGTGACTGGGGCATCCAATTTAGAAGAACTTCGGGAAAGAACTTCTGGACAAATTCTTAGAAGACTTAAAGAGGAGGTATTGGACTTACCCGACAAAATAATTTCACCAGTTTATTTAAGAATTGTATCTCAAGAATATAAAAACTTGATGGGTGAATACCGTGAATGGTACAAAAACAATAGTGAAGAAAGTTCCTCACTTACAGTTCAGTTTTCAAAATTAATGCAAGTAAGAAAATTAATTGCAAATGAAAAAGTTAGTCAAACAATAGAATTTGCTGAAAATATTATAGACCAAGGAAAAAAAGTAATTATTTTTACCAATTTTACTGACACGTTACAATCAATCTATCAACACTTTGGAAAATCGGCAGTTTACTTAGATGGTAGTTGTTCAAATTCGGTTAGACAACAGGCAGTAGACAGATTCCAAACTGATGATAAAATAAAAGTTTTTGTAGGTAACTTGAAAGCCGCTGGTGTTGGTTTAACATTGACTGCGGCTGAAGTTGTAATAATGAATGATTTGTCATTTGTTCCTGCAGAACATTCTCAAGCAGAGGACCGGGCGTATAGATTTGGTCAAAAATCAAATGTCTTGGTTTATTATCCTATTTTCGAAAACACAATTGAGAAAACTATCTATGACGTATTAAATAAGAAAAAAAGAATAATAAGTACTGTTTTAGGAGACAACCAACAAAACGAAATTGGAGATACTGTGGAAGAAATATTAAACTCAATCAACAAACAATAAACCTGTATATTTATAAAATAAAAAATTATGAACAATAGTAGAAGTCAAACAAAAATTAGAAAAACTCAAACATTAAATCTTGTTGCAGAACAACGGTATTTAAAAAACAAAGGTCTTTTAAGAGAGAGTTCTGATGATTTTATGGAATGTTTTGATCAATTGGGATTGACCATGGATCAACTTCCTGCTCGATGTATGTCAATCACAACTAAAGAAGATTTTGTCGCTTGTAAAAATGAAATAAATCAATTTGTGATGCAATCAAAACAAAATTTAGTACCTATGTTACAAAAGTTTTTTACTTGTATGGAAGGAAAGGCACAAAATATGGGAATACTATTTGACACAAACAACACAACCGAACTTGATTTAGAGGATGAACTTGAAAGTAAAAAAACTTTGGCACAAGAATTATTCAGTGAAGAAGAATATGCTGATTTACTTGAGAGATTGTTGGCGGCTGAAACGTTAGAAGAATTTTATGCAATTCTTGATGAAGAGGGAGAAACTTTACCCGAAGATTAATAAAAAATAAATTTAATTATATTAATTAACCCCATTTGTTTGGGGTTTTTTATTTATAAAATATTTATAACTAATGAAAGTAAAAATAAAACATATTAACGGTGGACCAAAAGAGTCTTTAAAAAACATTATTGATCCTTTTATAAAACTTTTACAAAAAGAATACCCGCTGTCGAGAGACCTTTCTATTAATTTTACTGGTGAAAGAGTTGGTGGAATGTCAACTGGTAGTAGAACTGAAAAGTCTGAAATTTTTGTTTTAACAAATAGTAGGATGAATAGAGATATACTAAGAACTTTAGCACATGAGTGGGTTCATGAATATCAAAGAGGTGTCCTTAACAGAGAAAAGGGACCAGACATTGGTGGTGAAAATGAAGATGAGGCAAATGCTGAGGCCGGTAGAATAATAAAAGTTTTCGAAAAAGAATATCCAGAAAAAGAAAATGTTATGTATGAAGGTCTAACAAAACTGGAATCAAAACTTAGGTTACTGAATGAACAAATCTTAAAAAAAGAAAAAGAAAACATCCACGAAAATTTCTTGTTGGAAATGAAAAAAATAGGTATTGAAAAATTACCTTATTCATATTCATCCATAAAGAGGTTTGTTGATCCTGAAACAATGAATGTCCATTACAATAAACATTATAAAGGTTATGTAAAAAAATTAAATGACGCACTATCTAAAAAGAACTATGGGGATTTGGAACTTGAGGACATAATAAAAACTATAGGTAAGTTCGATGATACTATAAGAAATAATGCCGGGGGTGCATTTAACCACGCTCTTTTTTGGAAAATGTTATCACCCAAAAAACAAAAACCACAAAAAGAAACTTTAGAATTGATTAACAAACAATTTTCAAATATTAAAAAAATGAAAGATGAGTTCAACGAAGTTGCTAAAGAAAGGTTTGGATCGGGTTGGGTATGGTTAGTGTTAAATAAACAAAACAAATTAACAATTATGTCCACACCTAATCAAGATAACCCTTTGATGAACATAGTTAAAAATGGTGGATATCCCATTTTAGGTCTAGATCTTTGGGAACATGCATACTATTTAAGATATCGCAACAAACGAGATCAATATGTAAAAAAGTTTTGGGACAGTGTCAATTGGGAATTTGTAAACGAATTATTATTACTTCGTTTGAAAAAATAAATATTTATAATAAAAAAACTAATATGTCTATCATTAACGAACCACAAAGAACCGATCTTTACACTAAAGTAAGACACCTCCTGGGTGCCCCTCTTAGATCTGTAGAATTGGAAGATGAACAACTTGATAGTCTATTGGAGTTTTCCATTGATGATTATTCCCAATATATCCAAGATTGGTTGATTGAATCTCAATGGTCCAATCTTTGGGGTTTAAATGTTGAAACTCAATCCTTAGCAAAAGCATTTATAACCAAAAGTTTAGATTTCGAAACCAGATATACATATGCTTATTCGAAAATTGTAGGACTTCAAGCCGGAGGTGATTATGTACTGAAAAAAGATTATATCCAACTTGTACCCAATCAACAAATCTATGAAATTCCAGAGTGTAGGGAACTTAACGAACTTTTGTGGTTCTCCCCTGCCGAGTTAAATAACATGTTGTTTGATCCTTGGACTTTTGGTGGTCTTGCTGGTGGGGGTATTTCTGGACCTGCGGGATACGCACAACTTGGTAACATGAGTGGAAGTTATTTTATGATGCCGGCATTTGATATGTTATTAAGAATGCAAGAAATCAATATACAAAGAAGAATCATTCAAGGGGACCTCACGTATCGAGTGACCGCACTTCCTGGTGGAAAAAAGGCAGTTCACTTGATGAACACTCCTGGTGGAAAGTTTGACTTTGGTAACTCTACCTTGATGAAAGGAAGAGTTTGGTATTGGTATTACGATGCTTGTGAAGAAGATAGAGATAACTGTCTTAAACAAAATCCTGATATAATCAAGATGCCATCTGATGTTCCATTTGACAAAATGAGTTGGCACGATTTAAACAACCCGGCACAAGTTTGGGTAAGACGTTGGTTTGTTGCATACTGTAAAGAAACATTAGGACGAGTAAGAGGTAAATTTGGGGGTAATTTGAAAACACCGGATGGTGGTGATCTAACTTTGGAATTTACATCCTTACAAACTGAGGCAAAAGATGAAAAGAGTAAATTAATTGAGGAACTGATTGGGGCGGAAGGTCGTTTAACAAGACTTAAACCAGACAAAGTTATGGAACGAGAGGCACTTATTACGGAAAACTTAAATAAGTCTCTTAAATTTAGAGCAGCACCAAGACAAATCTATGTAATATGATTAAAATCGAAAACATCACACCTAGAAAAAATGTTGTCAAATATGAAACTCAAAAAGTTATCATACCTCAACAACCTTTTACTGAACCAACTGAAATTAAACAAAAAATGATTATAGTAAGAGAACCTTTTTATACAACATCAGATCATGAAATAATAATTGTAAAAGATGTTGATGAATGCAAAATTGTATTAAACTCGGCAAAAATTGATAATGTCACGATAAAATCCTTGACTAAAGTTTCTATAAAACCTGATTTAGGGGAAATAGATGAATTTTGGGAAGAAATTATTATAGACAAAGGAGCATGTGTAAACTTTCGTTTTATGGAAGGTAATTGGTATATTATATCATCTGACGGAGTAAAACTTAATTAATTTCCTAAAACTCTATCAATTACAATCCTTTTAGGAAATTACGAACTTGGTACGTACTTTTTCATTACCTCATCGGCATCATTATACATATGGTATGGACTTATATTCACTCTTGTCCAAAAATCCATTTCTTCATTCGAAATTTCCATTACATCCTCTAACTTATCTTGGTCCTGATCATTATAAGGTTGATTGTTGATTAATTCACATTGACTTTTGGTAAAGAATGGTCTTTCTTCTGGATTGTTTATTAGTATGGTGTTTCTAATTTCATTACTAAATACAACCAGAAGGGGCTCAACACGTTTATTAAAAGTAGTGATTGCTCTTGGAACATTATAATCCCCGGTCATATTCGGATTACTTTCTAATTCCAATGGGTCAATTCTATAACAATTGAGTTGTATTATAGATTCTAAATCCTCTGGTATTGGTCCACCGAAACTATTGATATGATCCTGTGACCAACCTTTCTTTGGTTTATTGACTTTTTGAACATCTCCCTGGGAAGATTTGTTTCCATTGTTAACGTAAAAAATGACATCCCCTAAATTAACATTAAGACCCTCTTTTATTGCAAGTTCCATGTGAGCCTGACGTGACATTAAATTCCCTGCTTTAGTTAGTTGATTACTTCTAAAAACATAGTCAGGTATGGATTGTTTTACTTTTGACTTATTTGCAATATCTATCAATGGAATCTGTTTATCATATATTTTTTGTACATATTCAAAGTACCACTCGATAAATTCTTGACCTTTACCATCAAGAAGTAATTTTATTCCTTTATCTAAGAATTTTTCTATATATGCTGGCATTTTTTTGGACTTGATCGAGTTACCAGTAAGTTTTATTTTACCTTTTGCCGTAATAAGTGCATAATTCTTTCGAGCCAAGTTAATACATGCTGGCCATTGTCCATCTGTGTCAAGAGCCATTTCACCTCTCATGGCAAGATCGTTAAACTCCATTACATCGGCCTCTTCACCGACATATTCTTTACCCCCTTTTACTTTCCAGTTCAGACCTTTACCAACATACTTTCTTTCTTCTACACCTTCAGGTACCGAGAAGTTAATACCGTCCGTGTCCATTACAAGAGGAGTATAACCACGATCCATAAAAAAGTGAATCATCATACGAAGATACTGACGACCTGTACAAGTAATCATCTCACCTTTGTCCATATCACCCCAATGAAAAACTTGTGGGGCAGATAATGCACCAAACATCGAGTTGATAAAGATCTTAATCGGTAATTGTTTACGGTCATAAGAAGTTGATTTTTTTTTATCAATTGAGGCATATTCTTCGGCCAATTGTTTGTACTTGATACGAGTGTTACGAAAGTATGATAATAAACCTTTCATTGCACCTGTTACATCACACTCGGGGAATACATCGTGAACCAACTGAATAGATGGATATAGAGACGAGTAGTCAAGTTTTAATACATTCTTTGAGTAGCCTGTTCGAATAAGTCTCGAAAGACCACCTACGAAGTTTCCTTTATTATTTTTAGCCGGGATTGCAAGTCCATGTTTGTATGACCATGCCAACATTAACATTTTCCATAAGGTCGCAGTACCCATGGTTGAAACTCTTTCATAAGTTGTCGGAAGGAGTGATGCCAACAAAAATGATCCTTGATTAAATTCCTCATCAACCAACATAGTTTCCTCTAAGTCATCGTCAAGATAACGTTCGATAATATCATCTCCAGTTGTCTTAATATAAACATTTGAGTGTTTTTCACAAAGGTGATCTATTTTTGAGTCAACACCTACTTTTTTATATTTACCATTTTCAACATTCAACCAATACTCTTCTTTATTTCGATACATAGATCCGATCTTGTCGTGATCAACGTATACTCGGTCAGGTGCCTCAAGTTCAAGGTACTTAGTAATATATTTCAATCCCGCCTCTTTAATATTCGAATTAATCGCTTGGGCTCTTCGAACTGAATGTAAAATATCAATAATGTTGTAACCCCACATTTGAGTCTGAGTGAATTTTTCGACCTCATTTGCAAGTTTCAACATAGACTCTTTTTGAGAAATAGATTTCTTTGAGGTTAAAGATTTGGCAATCTTTTTAATATCAAGATTAAGTATTTTACATCTTTCATAAATCCAATACCAGTCAAAATTAAAACAGTTATAACCAGATATAATTGATGGTTTAATCTCATCAATTATTCTAAAAAATTCTGTAATACCCTGTCTTTCCTCTTCATCATTAGTACACTCGATTACCTTTCTATAACCTTTATTAGTCTTAATACCGATCATGAAGATTCTACCGTCCTTTGGTTCTAATGAAGTTGTCTCAAGGTCAAATACAAGTCTTGTAATATCATTGTATTCTTCGAAACCTTTGAATAATCTTTTTTCTTTTGAGATTAGGTATTGTTCCACCGGAGGTAGGACCATGACTTTGTCCTTAACATTATCGGCCCAAATATCTAAACCGCCTTCTTTGAAGAACCTCATCAAACACCGATACCCCTTCAACGATTTAACCAAAAATGTTAAACCATTCTCTAATCGTTGATTGTTTTCTGTTCGTAATTTTTCAAATATAATTCCACATTCTGAGATTGCTTTTTTCTGAAGTTTTTTTGAGTTTTCATAAAAATTAAGACCCCTTAGATCACCAACCCAAGCAAATGCAATTAAAGTATCTTTTTGTAAAACTTTACCTTTACCAGGTATTTCTTTGATTTTATATATACAGTCTTCTACGAAATCGTACTCAACACTAACAATATATTGTTCAGGATCATTTCCTTGTAGGAAACTTTCTATTTCTTCTTGTGATATCATAAATAATTACAATTGGTGTATTTGCTGCCACAAATGTATGACATTTACCTTAATACACCAAATATAATTAAAATTTTTTTTCTCATCAAGCATTACACCCCAAACAAGTTCCTTGAGCATTTACAAACATCGAAACTGGATTCGAGAATGTAGGGTAAGTTGACGAACAGAATGAAACACTTTGTGTCGCTCCTATTGTAACTGGCGAAGTTTGTACAGACTGAAGTGGGTTTGTCAAACAACATTGTGTAAAATTACATATTACAGAACCTTTAGAGTTATTATTACTTACAATATAAAACACACATGAATTTGTTGGTGTAGGTGTTGGAGTTGGTGGTGCGGGTGATTTTGTTGGTGTCACACTTGGTATTGGGTTTGGTGAAACATCAAACTTACATAAATCAAACTGTATTCCTGCTCCGCCAACGGGTCCTGCAGGAACTGATGGTGCCGAAAGTGTTAAAGATGTAAAGTATCCTGAGGTTGTAATTGTGAATATACCACTACCACTACCAAATTCAGTTCCACAACCTGGTAAATTGAATGCCGATAAATTATTTCCAACAATTCTGTAACAACATGCATTACAAGTTGATATATTTGGAATACCATTGTTTGTACCAAAAGATATGGACTCAGATGATACTAACGAACCTGAAGTATCTGCCGAATATGAGTAATTTAGAATTCTTAATTGTACATTATTGACTGGTTGTGAAAAAGTCATAGTATAAGTCCAATTCAATGCGTTTTGTCCAGCGTATAACATACTCGTAATATTAATACAATCATCATAACATGCCGGACATAATAGTTGAGGACCTACTGGAACAACTGATCCAGTTGATTGTCCAGTAACATTTACACCATTAATATTTACTGTAACTCCGTTTCTTGGTAATGAATTGGTATCCAAACAACAAAATGGGGTTGGTGTAGGTGTTGGTGTTTGTGTCTGTGTTCTAGTGATTGTTGGTGTTGGAGTTTGTGTTCTAGTTGGTGTTGGTGTTTTTGTTTTAGTTGGTGTTGGTGTTGGAGTTGCACAAGGATTGACTGACAAACATGATGCACATCCAGAATAAGTTGTTGAGTTATTCCATGATACAGTAGCAATACCATTTTGTGCGGCAATCACAAAATAACAAAATCCATCAGTTCCCACAACTACAGTCCCAGGTACTGTACCTATTGGTAAAACCATATAGTCTGAGGATTCCCCACAACAGTTACTAACTAAAAATGATTGATTACTTGGACCTGGCATATTAACCGATGTTGTAGGTGTTGGTGTTGATGTTTGAGTCTTAGTTGGTGTTGGTGTAGGAGGACTAATAACATCTAAATCACAAAGTTCGATAATAGTTCCATTAAACCCACCTGTTCCATTTATTGTAAGAATTGTAAATGGTGAGGTCGCGTTAACTTCAAAAATTCCACTACCTACTCCATTATTTACACTAAAACAATTACCATTTGTGATATCTTGTGCTGCCGTAACAACATTTCCTAATATGTTGGCACAACAGTATTGACAACTGGATACCAATGTGTCACCACCATTTGATGTAAACGTGAATGATTCGGCATTTAAATTATTATAGTTATATTGACTCAATCTAAATTGAACATTATTCACTGGTGTGTTAAAGGTTAAAGTATAAGTGAATGGTGAAGTTGATGCTGGGGATGATCCAAGAATCAAATTATTCGACCCAACATTATAATTAAAACAAGAACTATTTAAAGAACTTGATAATGAGTAGTTTCCACTACCGGATGCAAATATATTGACCCCATTGAATAATATTGACGAACCTATTAATGGTAACTGAACTGTGGA